ATGGCACCCCCCTTCCGCCACAAGGAAACCGCCGAGCGGGTGACGCCTACGCGGGCGGCCAAGGCCATGTCCGTCTGCGGGCTGCACATCTCGCGCGCCTTATCCAAGAGCAAATCTTTCGCGGTCATGTCGAGTTTCGCTTGACAGGAAGTTGAGTCCTACTTTACAACGTCCCCTGTCGAGTTGGACTCGACACCCGCCACCGGCACCCCAAGGCCGCTGGCGGGTCCTCTTGGGGCTTGGGGTAGGGGACAGGGATGATTGATCCACTCGTTACCTTCGTGCTGCTGGCGGCTATTGCTGCCGTCTCCATCGGTGCCGCCCGCATCGTGTCGTGGCTGCTGGACCGGCGTGACCATGCCGCCGTCCAACGCGCCAATGAAGCCGCCATCGTCGCCCAGGCACGCGCCGAGCTGGCCGCAACCGGGTGGAGCCCGGGTCACGAAATGCTCTATCAGGCCGAAATTGCTGCGACCAAACGCGGCGATCTGTTGGCCGCAGCGGAACTAGCTTGCATGCGCGGGCAGGGCGATGAGCCATGACGACTCACTACCCCAACAGTCCGTGCTATCTGTGCGGGGGCAGCCTACAGACCCTCAGGGCATCGGATGTGACGCTGAACTGCTGCACCAGCTGCGGCACGTTGATTACCAAGCGCAGGGATACGCCGAGCTACTCCAGCGCGTTCCCTGGCAACAGTTCTGGACGCTCACGTTCAAGCTCAGCAAGACCAGCCGCACAGGCGGCATGCACGAGGAAGCGGCTGATAAAGCGTTCCGCTACTTCGTCAGCTGCCTCAATCGCAGCATATACGGTCCCAAGTGGGCATCGCGCTGGCACGGGGGCATCCAGTGGGCGCGAGGGCAGGAGTTCCACCGCGATGGCCGTCTCCACTTCCACGCCGTTGCAGCTGCACCTACCGATGACCTCAACCGCCTCGCCAGCCGTTACGAGTGGCACGAATGGTGGTACCGCGAGTTCGGTCGTAATCGCATCGAAGCGCCGCGCAGCCAGGCAGACATTACCGGCTACGTAAGCAAGTACGTCACGAAAGGCGGTGTGGTCGATTTCTCGCGGAACTTCGGGGCATGGAACCCGCCGCCCATCGACTACACGCGCCGTCCAGAGCAAGACGCCTTGATCGCAGGCGACAGCAACACGCGATCCGACCGGCCAGGGCGACACCTGGTCACCGGGCGGACTGATGCAAGCATCGCGCAACGGGGTAACAAGCGGTCCACCACGTCTCCCTGCGGGGGGTAGGGGGGGACTTAGCTTGACCCCACAGTACCGCCCGAAATTTGCCGAAGACGAAACGACGAAACCACACACGGACTCAAACGAGGAAATGAAATGAACGCTCCGAAGATCACGATTAACAGCAACGTCGAAACCCGTACTGTGACTACCAAGACTGGTATGCAGAAGCCCGTGTATAGCCAGCGTGCAACGCTCGAAACCGAAGCCATGCGCATCCAGATTGAGGTTGAAGTGGATGGGCTTGATAGGGGCTATCCAGTTGGCGCGGTGAAGGAGTGGGATGTCGTTGCCGACCTTGTTCCGGGCCGGTTTGGCGTGGAACTGGCTCGCCGCATGACGCTTGTTGATCCGCAGAGCGCAAAGCCCGGCACTCCCGCTAAGCAGGCTGCGTAAGCCATGGCCGTGCTGATCCCCGCGTGCCGCGAAGCCGACCTGGACACGGCCACGGGGACCTGCACGGCTGTGATCTGGATTCCTCAACCGGCGCTGCTGCCGGAACTGCCGATTGAGGATGCCCAGGCCATCGGGGCAAAGATCGCGCTCTTGTGGGCCTTGGCGTACGTGTTCCGGCTCATTCGCAAGAAAATCGAACAGTCCTAGGAGGACACATGCACAAGATGTTCAACGCCCTGAAGGGCAAGCGTGCCGCGCTGGCGGCTGTTGGTACCGCAGCGTTGGCCTCGGCGCCGGCATTCGCCTCGGGCGGCGGTGGTGGCGTCGATGTGGGCAACGTGGTGACTGCGATTCAGGGCGCCGCCGCTCCCATCGCGGCCATTGGCGGTGCCGTGCTGACCGTGCTGGTCGGCATCAAGGTCTACAAGTGGGTGCGCCGCGCGATGTAACGGCAACCGGGGGGCAGGGCCGACTCCCTCCCCCGGTCTTCTAACGCCCTAGACAGGGCAGGGGGCTTGGGATGGAAGGGTGGATCTGGCTCGGCGCATGGCTAGTGGCCTGCGCGATCATCTTCGTGGACTTCAGCTGATGCTGTTGCCATTCAAATGCAGCCGCGCTCTGAGCGCATTTTTGCTCGCGCTGGCAGCGACGTTGTTTCTATACGCCGAACCGGCTCGCGCGACGGTCTGGTATCCCGATGAAGGCGCGGCCTACGCTGGTTGCATGGCACTGGCGGCCAGCACACCTACCGATACTTCGTATGGCGCTGCTACATGTACGAGGCTCGGCACAAACATGTTCAACTGTCAGCAGCCGTTTATCGGTTCGGGGTCCACTGGGCCGCGTGGCTGTGGCTTGGCGTTCGAGCCGTATAAGGATTCAAACCACGGCTTCCCGGAAGGCAAGGATTGCGCGAGCCGTCCTGACTGGAACGGGCCATATCCGTACCTCAACGGGGGCAAACCGAAGAACGGCTCGGTGACCTGCAACGCCGGCTGTAAGCAGGCTTGGTACTCGACCGGAGATGGCTACTTCAACGGCAAGTACACGTCCGATCCCGGCATCTGCTCCAACTATGACGAGGACAAGTGCAACGCCCAGTTCCCCGGCTATCACTGGAACGCGGGCATGTCCGCGTGCGAGCCGGACGATGGAAAGTGCAAGGACGGTGGTAAGCAAAACTCGCTCGGGCAGTGCGCGCCCGAGCCGTGCCCTGATGGCATGGCGCAGCAGTCGGACGGCACGTGCAAGAAGAAGGACAATGAATGCCCGGCTGGTCAGGTTCGGTCTCCTGATGGCAAGTGCTTGCCAGGTGATGGACAGTGCGCAAGTGGCGAGGTTCGTGGCCCCGATGGCACGTGTAAGAAGGATGGCGACGGCGACGGCAAGCCTGATGAGCCGGGCGATAAGGATTCCTTCTCCGGAGGCGATGACTGCAACTCGCCTCCATCATGCAGCGGCTCGCCGATCATGTGCGGACAGGCACGTATCCAATGGCGGATTGAGTGCAACACGCGCAGGAATCGAAATATAGCCGGTGGCCTGTGCAGCACGATGCCTGTTTGTACGGGCGAGAAGTGTGACGCGATGGAGTACGCCGGACTCCTCATGCAGTGGCGCTCGGCGTGTGCGCTGGAAAAGATGGCGAGCAATACCGGTTCTGGCGGTGGTGACGCTGATGTAAAGGCGATTCGTGACGCCCTGACCGGCACAGGTGGATCTGTAACTACGCCTGCCGACCGACCAGCCTCCGACGTGTGGTCCCCGAGCAGCGGACAGCCAACGCGGCCCGACGCTTCGGGTTACGGCTGGGGTAGGGGATGCCCGCAACCGCCTGCAATTGAGGTCATGGGCCAGACCATCGCGTTCGATATCACACCACTGTGCCGGTGGCTGGGCCTCGGCAGTTACTTCGTTGTGGGCCTCGCCGCACTGTTCTGCCTCCGAATCATCGCCAGTAGGGATGCCTAAACATGCCAATGCTCATCAGTACGTTGCTGACCGCGCTCGCCGCCTTGTTCCGCTCGAAGTGGGGTCCATGGGTTGCTGAGGCCATGGTGTGGCTCGGCATCTCCTGGGCGACGAATGAGTTCCTTGTAGATCCGTGGATCAGTCAGATGGAAGACGCAATGCGTGCCGGCGCGCCGGGTGGCGAGTGGGGTGCATTGGTGGTGTCTTATGCGGGCATCATGAAGTTCGATGTGGCTTGCACCATGATCGCTTCCGCTGTGACGGCAAAGTTCGCGGTTGGCGCCGCGAAGACATTTCTGACGAAGCGAACCTAACATGCCCATCGAACTGTTTACCGGGCAGCCCGGCAACGGCAAAACTGCGCTCATGATGGAGCGCCTTGTCGCTGAGGCGAAGGCCGCGAATCGTCCGATTTTCGCTGTCGGCATTGATGGCCTTGATCCCGGCCTCGCCACTGTGCTCGATGATGCGCGGCACTGGAACGACAAGGACGCCGAGGGGAATTACATCGTCCCGAATGGCTCGCTGATCTTCGTGGACGAAGCGTGGAAGTGGTTCGGACACCTGCATGACGCCACGCGGCAGCAGACGCCCAGGCACGTACTGGAACTGGCCGAGCACCGGCACCGTGGCTTGGACTTCGTGTGGACGACGCAGCAGCCGAATCAGCTGTATCCGTTCGTGCGCGGTCTGATTGGTGCGCACTCGCACGTGGTGCGGCGTTTCGGCACGAAGATGCTTGACGTCTATCGCTGGGGCGAACTCAACGAGGAAATCAAGTCGCTCGCCAAGCGCGATATGGCCCAGCGCACCACGCGGCTGTTGCCTTCGCAGGTCTTCGGACAGTACAAGTCAGCTGAGGTCCACACGATCAAGGCGCGCATTCCGTTTAAGGTGCTGGCGCTGCCGCTGATGGCCCTCGTTGGTCTCGGCCTCGCCTATTGGGCGTACACGTTGTTGCGTCCTTCCGCCGTTACGGGTGTTGCGGACACAAAGGGGACGCAATCGGCGTTAGCCGATGCGGCCCCTGCGCACGCTGGTACCAGCTCGCGCAAGGAAGATGCGCCGCGCTGGCCCTCAGCCGCTGCCTATGCAAAGGACCATCTGCCGCGCATCAGCACCATGCCCTGGACTGCGCCGGTATTCGATGATCGACAGGCGCGATCCGATCCGCAGTTGGTGTGCATGTCGTCCATGGAGGGACTGGACGCGCAAGGCGTGCGCCAAGAGGCGAGCTGCCGTTGCCTCACTGAGCAAGGCACGGCGTACGAGCTGAGTCAGCCCGAGTGCCGCACGCTGGCGCGCAATGGACCGGTCTACAACCCATATCGGGAGCGGTCAGAAGATCGGCGGGACCAGCGTTCTGAGGCGGCAAGCCAGCCTCGCCCAGTTGAATCGGTGGGTCTGGCGGGAAGCGTGGTGCAGCACGTTGAACGCACCATGGGGAGCTTCCCCGAGTCGGCACCGTTCCCAACGGAAAGCTACATGACCACGGCGCCGGGACCGAACAAGCTATGACCAGTAGCGCCCGCGAAGTGCTGAAGTGGCTGGCCGTCGTTCTCATGACGTGCGACCACGTCGCCAAGGTGATCCACGGCGGCTATGTGCCAGGTCTCAGCGAGGCGGGCAGGGTAGCGTTCCCCCTGTTCGCACTGGTGATGGCCTACAACCTCGCCCAGCCCGGCGCTGACGTGGTCAAGTCGGTGCGCAGGCTCGGGGTGTGGGGGCTGATCGCGCAGCCGGTGCATGCGCTGGCTTTCGGGTACTGGCTTCCGTTGAACATACTGCTCACGTTTGCGCTGTGTGCCGCCGCCATCTACGCAGCCGGTCAGCGCAAGTGGATTGTCCTGGCATTCGCCGTGGCTGTGCTGCCAGCATTCGTGGACTATCAATGGGCCGGCGTAGGGTTCGTGTTGCTGGCGTGGTGCGCCTTCAGGTGGCGCCAGTTCTTGCCGCTGGTACCGGCGTTCGCTGTGGTCTGCTGGTTCAATGGCAACCTGTGGGCGGTGGCGGCGATTCCGGTAGCGTTGAGCCTGTCCCGGGTGGAGTGGCGGGTCCCGCGTGGCCGCTGGGCCTTCTATGGCTACTACGTCGCGCACCTTGTGTGCATTGGGCTGCTGGCGCCTATACTGCGGCCATGAACCTGCGCCGCTACTTCGATGTGCACTACTGGGTTGCCCGATGGATGGATCGGGCGTTCGCGCGTCAGCAGGCGCGCAGGAAAAGCTAATCGTTCACGGGCAGGTTTCGCCCGGTACGTTCTCCCAGCCCCCAGGAATACGGCGGAACGCAACGCCACTGATGCAGCGTAGTTCCTCGCGTTGCCTTTTCGCCTCGGCATCCCTTTCGGCAGCTGCTCGACGCAGTCGAATTTCCGCGATTTTTGCCTGCTTTTCAGCTTCGCCAATCATGCCGGGCGGAGGGATCGCGGCATTGCTTGGCATTACCGGTGGCGTTGCTTCGGTGTGCCGCGCGAATCGTGCATTCCATGCGTCACCTGTCTTCAGGTGCAGCCAGATTCCAGCACCGGCCATGCCCAGTAGCAGCACTGCCCACAGGCCGAGCCACGGGAACTCCCAGCGTGCGCGCGGGATGGGTTGTAGGTACTCCGGTCGTTCGCGTTCCATACGGCCCCCAAGGCGTCCTGCGCGCATTCTAGCCGGGGTGTAGGGGCAGCGCCCCTACGGAAGCGCCTCACACGCGCTGGCGAGGCTTCGGCCCCGGTACCGGCAGGACTGCCGCCGGCGGTTCGGCGTTGGGGCCAGCCATCGCCACCGATGACCGCTTTTCCCGGCGATGTGCCAAGGCATCGGAGAGGTTCACTACGCTGGCGGCGTTGAAGGACAAAGGTTTCCGGGGCTTGCCGATCGCGCGGCCGGACTCCATCATCCGGCGCCATTCCTGCGCCTGGGCAGCAGTGAGCGACAGCCACGCCAGATCCTGCGGTTCCAGTTCGCGGCCTTCCGGGGTGACCAGTCGGCCAGCCTTAAACGAAAAACCGGCCCAAGGGCCGGTCAGTTTCCGATCACGCACGATCAGGCTCCATGCCAGAGTAGGAGCCGTGGAGACGGCAAGAGCCGTGCCAGCCACGCCAAGATGATCTGAACATAATATACATTATGCGAAATGCCATATCCGCCTTGGCGGGCTTTGTCGGCTCTGCATGGCAATGGCTGGGCCTCTGGCTCGGCTCTTGCCTGCGCCCTCAGTCCCCGGCAAAGGATGAGATCGCGGCATGATTGAGTTCGACCCGCACCACCGTATCGACCTGACCGGCCCTTGGGCCGGTTTTTCTTTCCTCGGTGATCGCCTGATCACTCCCGAAGGCCGCGAGTTGCTACCTGAAGACCTGGCCTGGCTGTCGCTCACCGCCTGCCAAGCGCAGGAATGGCGTCGGATGATGGCGCAGTTGCGATCGGTGCCCACCGAGAAGCCTTCCAGCACAATGGATTCCGCCGAGGTGATCGACGTGGCCACATTGATGGCACGGCGCCAACGGCGGTTGTCCAGGGTGATGGCTGGTCCCGACGCCGACCTATCGATAGGTGTCCCGCCAGCACCGGGGCCGAGGCCTCGCCAGCGCGTGTGAGGCGCTTCCGTAGGGGCGCTGCCCCTACACCCCGGTTCATTGCTCGCGGCAGCGCAGCCATTCGCCCTTCGCATTTCGCAACTGCTCCCAGCCGTTGTTTAGACGGCGCATAGCGGTGCCCCCCATACAGGCAGCGCCCAGCTGCTTTGCCTCAGCGCTCCCGTAGGCTGGCATGCGAACAATCTCGCTCGACGGCGTTGGTAACCCTTGACGACGCGCCTCGCCCTGTATTAGGGATCGCTCAATTTCCGCGCAATAGAGCCGGATTCGCGGATCAACGTGTTGCTGGCATTTCAGCGGCTCAGCGCCGAGGTTGCTCGCCTTCGGTGCTGGCGGCGTGTACCTGGGCGGTGGCTGTGGACCGGTGGCCGAGCGCAGTTGTTGCGCATGCGCAGGTGCCCACAGCAGCAGTAGAGCCAGAACTAGGCCTGATCGAATGTCCATTTCGCCCCCAAGGTTCGAGGGCATGGTATCCCATTGCGAAAATCAGAAGCTCGCCGGATAAGGCGGCGTCTCTGGGAACGTACCCAAGGGGCGCTTCCCAACTGCAATTAGGGTGCTCCCGTTCGCCGCGGCGGTGGTCGGCTGTGTCTCGCTCGCGCTCGTCACAGGCGACCCCGCCGCAGCCTTTATGCGCGCGGTCGTAGCATCGGACTGCTCGCCAAACGGGTCTACGGGCCAAGTCGTGGCAATGATCTCGTGCCCCTTAGCGCTCAGCAGCACGCCAAATTCGGTGCGTTTAACCGACCACCCCAGCGCCCACAACTGCTCAGTGGTGAATCGATCAAGCACCTGGCCGCCGCCCGTAGCGCGAAACTCCACAATGTCGCGTTGCCCATACCAGCCGGCATGCCGCGCCCTGGCATTGGCCGTCATGTCCAGCACGTACTGCACGCCCGCTGGAAGGCGCTCCTTCTCCTTCGCAGGCTCAGCCACCTTTGTCACCACTGTTGCAGGCTGAGAGCCGGGGGCGTGGGCAATGGCCGGAATCGCGGCCTTCTGCGAAGCAACAACGCCTTTGATCTTGTCTGTACCGCCCGTGGTGCCATCTGCGATAAAGAACCGCCCCAGCATCACGACGCCGACAATCAGCGCGAGCGCCATAAGGATTGCCGGACCGCGCAAGGTCTTCCACAGGGTGCGCGTGTTCCCCTTGTAGACCTCATTGGATTCAATGCCCGGCTGCACGCCGTGGTAGAGCTCCCAGATGGCCGGGTCGTACTTGCGGACCTCTGTGCCCACCGTTTCATATTTGCCGGTACCAGTGGCCGCATAGAACCGCACCGAATACCGCTGATCGGACCCCAGGGCGTCGAGCTTGGTATACGTGTTCTTCTTCGCCATGCGGCGGATGATCAGGCGGTGCAGGTCTTTGCAGTCCTGCGAGATGATCACCATGTCCAAGCTGATATGGCCGTGCTTGGCGAAGAAGTTTGCAGCGCGCTCAGGCAGATTGGCGCGATTGGTCGGCCAGTACTCGTGCGCCTCATCGATCACGATCAGTGCGTGCTTCTCGATGTGTGGGAACGAAATGGCGCCATCGTTGTCGGTGTCGCATACGCACCAATCAACCACTTCCTTGTCGCCCATCACGTGCACCAGCTCGCGCACCTCTTCTTCAGGCATGCCCAGGTGGGCAGCGATCTTATCGAGGCTCTCCCCTACCCCGTTTAGACGCACGTAGACATGCCGCTTCGCCCGCAATGCAGGAAGGATGTGATGCAGAACCGCCTCGTAGCTCTTGCCGCTGCGCGGCAAACCTTCATGGCCGAAGATCATTTCGTTACGTCCACTGGAAGAGAGTGAGGAACACCCGCACAAGGCGGAATACAAGTGCAGCCGTCAGCACCGCGATAGCCTCACCGACGCGCAACTGAGCAACGATGAACGCGGTCCATGGCCCCGCAGCGTTGAGCATTGCGCAGAAGCTGATCTGCGTCAGGAAATCAGGCGCTGGAATCAGGTACACGATGGCCTTGACAAACGACAACACCAGCTCGACGAAGTCGGTCTGTAGATCCGTCATGAAGTCGGAGAAATCCGCCCACAACGACGTGATCTGTTCCTTTGCCCACGTGGTGAGGGCGGTGACCGGCCCTACCCCATCGGCATATGCCCACGAGGCTGACAGCACGAGCACAAGCAGCGCCGCAGCCAGCACGATCAGATGATTACGCTTCATAGCAGTGCCCACCTCAGCGCAACGATGCCCATGCCTGCAAGGAAGACGAATCCGGCGTACTGGAATAGCTGTAGCAGTGGGCCGGAGCACAGCGAGGCCAGGTCAAACTTGCCCGCGTACTGTCCACCGTCCCACGTTGCGGTCGGACAACTGCCACCGCCGGTACAGCTGCCGAAGAAGCCTTTGACCTTCGACAAGATCGGGGCCCCTTCAATGGCCGTCTTGAACTCCGCTATCACCTGCTGGACCGTCTTGCCGGACTTCTTGTAGAGGCGCCCCGTCGTAGGTCCCGGCGCCCCGCCGTCACTGCCGCCGCCTTCGCCCGGCCCCGGTCCCGGCCCGGGTCCCGCACAGCCGTCCGGGTCTTTGCAGTCGCCATCGCCATCGCCATCCCCGTCACCATCACCCGGGCCTGTGCCACCGCCGCCATCACCGCCCCCACCGTCCCCTCCACCATCGCCACCATCGCCACCCCCATCACCGCCGCCGTCACCGCCGCCGTCACCCGGCCCGGTTCCGCCACCATCGCCTCCACCTTCACCCGGATCCGGCGTAGTGGGCGCAGGGTGATCGTTCTCCGTGCACGTAGCACCAGTGGGCGTAAAGAGGCGTCCCGTTGGCGACTGTGCGTAGAGCGAGCCGCTGTATGCGCAACCGTTATTGCACACGCTTTCAAGCCCATTGTTTCCGCCGCCCTTCCAGCTGGTTTCCTCTGGGCGAGCCGAACACTGAGAACCGAAGTAGTACTTGCCGCACTCAGTGTCAGCAACGCCACGGATGACGACAAAGCAGCGGAAGTACGTTGGGTTCTGACCCACAGCAGGACAACCAAGCTTTTCCGCCCTGCCAGGCATACCGTATCGCTGTTCAAGTAATGCAGCCGTTTCATCTTCTTTGGCCTTGCATTCAGAGAAGGCAATGCCTTGATCGCAACCAGCTGGGACCTGTCCTGTCTGCCATATGGCATTGGTTCCGCACATGCCGTACCCAGTGGACTGCGCAAACGCAGCATTTGGGACAAGTGCCCCAGCGCGAGTGCGATCAGAAGAAGAGCCGCACGGATCACTGACTCGCCTCGTTGAAGGCCAGAGCTACGGCGTGACCTGTAAGGCCACCAATAAACGCGAAAACCATGCAAACCAGCATCGTCAATCCTCCCTTTCTGATTGGCCGCAGAAGACGCACTCGCCGCCGTCGAACTCATGGCCCACTTCGTCGCACACGGCTTCATCTACCTCGCCCGCCTGATCGTCCGCATGCTCGTCGGCGTCAATCTCTTCCCGATCCTCGAAGAAGCCTGCGATCTTCTCGACGCACCAGCGCCCGAAAAGAGGAAGGGCCAATAGCGTGCCGGCGCCCACAATCGCGGCCAGCGCTTGTGCAACTGAAAGCCCGAGAAATACGCCACTGAAGTCCATCGCTCCCCCTAGTAGTCGATGACCACCCGGCATTCCGTGCACCACAGATTGCCGTCATCCAGAATGATCACGTCATCGCCGCCGCATTCGGGGCACCAGTCGTCCTGGCACTCATCGACATTGACGTCATTAAACTGGGGCTGCATAGGAATCGGGGCCGGTTTCCCAGCCCCTACCCGGTGCGACTCTTCCGCTATCAGCGGAAGAAGTTCGCGACCTTGTTGGTGGCCCAGCGGGCGAAGCCCGGCGAGGCCTTCAGTGCGCCCGCACCGATGATGGCGCTCACGGCGCTGGTGACTGCGAGGCCGGTCAGGATGCTGTCGAAATCCATTGCAATACTCCTTCTGTGATGCGCGTTTTGCGCGTTGGATGGGGTGGTCAATCCCGCTCTGTACTGACCGACTTCACGACGGCGCCCACGATGTAGCCCAGCACGTTCAGTGCGAGCACCAGCGAGAACACCCCCGAGAACCAACCAGCGGCCACTTCCGGTTCGGGCCACTGGAATAGATCGATGAGGATTGAGGCCTGAGCGTGTTCCGCCGCCGACACAAGCACATACCCGCCACACTGCGATGCAGGCTCCCCGGTGGGTACGAGCGTCCCCTCGGCGGTCAGAGACACGCACACGGCCATGGCTTAGGCCTGAGCAGCCGCGCGAGGTGCGGACTTCGGCACCATGCGCAGTACGGTGAACTTGCTCAGCGATGCGACGCCCTTGTTGACCTGCAACATGGACTCAACGTCGAGCTCGTACTCGCCTTCGGGGTAGCCCGGCTGGCCCTTGTCCAGGCGCACGTCGAACGGATACGCAAAACCACCGGTTTCAAGCTTGGCCTTCTGCTTGCGGGTGGTGTACTCGACGTTCTCGCCAGCGTCGTTCTTGAAGCTGCCGCCGCGTTCGTCAATTTCGTTCTTGAGGACGGTGACCTTGATGCTCATGTGCTGTTACCCCTTTGAGGTTGGCTGTACGGCCGCGATTTCGGGCCAGTGCGCTGCTGTGTCACCTGTGACCCACTTCGGCAGCGATGGCGAAGTGCAGGATTCGACTACCGCCCGCAACGCCTGATCGTCAGGGCAGTTCTTGGCGATGAAATTGAGGGCCGCACCGTACTGGCGACGGATGTGGCGACGAACGCTCTTCCACGTCGCTTCAACGGCGGCTTTCGTGATTTCGATACGCGTGGCAACACAGCGCAGAAAGGACAGAACCGGGTAGGCGCCGAGCAGGTACGAGGCGGGGTCACGCAGAATGTCGAGCGGCAGTTCCTTGCGGTTGGAGTTGCGGAACTGCGCCTCGTAGCGCACCCACGGCGAACTCCTGTCGCCCTGCTCCCTGCCCTTCTCGTACACGCGCAGCTGCTTTTCGGACTTCTTGCCGCCGATGTAGAGCGTCTTGCCGTCACCGCTGTCGTAGTCGTCCACCAGCTGCGCTTTGGGGCGCTGCCCACGGTTGTCGAACTCGCCAGCTGCATACCATTTCTGAGCCAGACGCAATGGGTATTCGCCCACCAGGTCATCGGCGCACACGTCAACTCGGGTGATCCTTCCGGCGCAGCTTTCGAGCTTCGCTCGAAGCTCCAGCCACCGCTGCGCATGGCCGCAGCTCGCTGCGCCTATCGCTTTGCATCCGTCGCCGGTTAGCTCGATGTGGGCGGTATACGTGCCATCCGCGCGGCGGCACTCTTCGCCGCCGAGTTCGATCATCCCAACGAACTTCTTGGCTGCGTCGATGATCTTGATACGCCACGTGTAGAAGCGACCGCCGCCCGCTGTTTCATCCAGTTCAAGGCCAAGCCCGGCGAAGAACCAGCAGAACACCTGAAGGGCCGCTATGCGCGCATTCTCGGGGGAGAATTCGATCCACTGGCGGACCTCTTCGAAGCTGTCGCCATCACGGAACGCGAGTTCGTCCAGCGCTGCCCGCAGGTCGATGGAAGCGGAGAACCAGTCAATGCCGACCGTCAGGGTTCCATCGGCGTTCCTGAATTCACTGACTCCCCTGTTAGACGAGGGGAGTCCCGACCCGGCCAGCACCGCGCGATCACCGGCCATTGGAGCGGTCCTTGCCGAGCTTCCACAGGCGACGAAGCCCCAGCCACGCCTGCTCGATCACGATGGAGAGCAATGCCACTCCCAGCCAAACGGCGATGAGCGCCGCGCACCCCGCAAGGCCCATATCGAACTCGGCCAGCTCGGCGAATGAAGGAAGCCTGCTCATGCCGCACGCTCCTGTTCTTCGGCGAACGCGGCTGCTGCCAGCAGATCGCCGCGCTTGGTGGCGGCGATTTCGGCCTGATAGAGGGTCGGCAGGGAATCGTTACGTACAGGGCCAAATGCCACCTAAGCGATTGAAACGCAATGATAATTGTCTTGTCCCGATGGCGGATGTCCCCGTCTATGGGGCCTGTTCAAGGACTTTCGCTGTATAGCTCAGCGGCGCCACTTCCCTTTCAAGATCCAAGTGGTAGTCGCCGAAGCGATTGATGTGGCTGGTCCGGTAAGGCGACAGGCCGGCCAGAATCTCGGGCGTCAGTTCAATCCCCTCCTTCTGCATTACGGCCAAGGTCCGGCTCATGCGTTCCACGTTGTGGAGGATGATCATGTTGGCCACCAGCTGGCTGTACTTGATGATCTTGCGCTGCTCGTGTTGGACGTTCTCAGCAATGATCCCTTGGCTGCCAAAGAAGACCCACTTCACGAAGCCGTTGTATTCCTCGCTCTTGTTGGTCGCAGCATGGATCGTTTTGCGAATCTCGTTGTCATCGATGTAGCGCAGCAAGAACAGCGTTCGGACGGCCTTGCCAAGTTCCCGGAAGGCGAAGTACAGCTTGTTCTTCCGGCTGTAGGTGCCCAGCCGGCGCAGGATCGAGGACGCGGTGATCTTCCCCAATCGGATCGAGATCACTACCCGCAGCATGTCGTGGAGATGCGTCGCGATCAGTTGCCAGTCGATGCTGTCTCCGAACAGTGCCTGGATATTCTTATAGGTCCTGCCAGGTTCGGGCCGGAAGAATGTCAGATCCTTGATGTTTCGTATCCTGGGCATCAGCTGGATGCCCAGCATGTGGGCCAAACCGAAGACTGGGTAGCTTTGGGCCTGCGTGTCGCCATGGACGATCTCAGGCTGGATGTCGGAAGTGTTGGCCAGCAGGCCGTCGAGGATGTAGATGCCCTCGTGCACACCACAGGGAATGAAATGGCTGAACAGCGCCACGTATTTGTCGGACACATGGTAGTAGCCGATGCCGCCGTAGCCGCCGTAGCGGATGTGGTACTCCGACAGCAGGTTGTCCTCGTAGACGCTCCATTTGGTGCCATCTGCTGAGGCGCTTTTCCCGCTGCCCCAATAGCCCGGGAGGTCGAATTTATTGTAGGTATTGATGACCTCTACGATGGCCTTCTCAAGCACATCCTCGGTCACGTATTTCAGGTTCAGCCAAGCAACCTGGCGCCGGCTGAAGCCCTTGATCGACCGCGCCGTCTGCGTCGGCCCCAGGTTGCAGCCATAGCAAAATAGCGTGGTGATCACACGTCGGGGCAGATCTTCGACTTGGCTCTCGGTACCGGCGATCGGGCGGAAAAAACGGTGCAGATCCAGCCATTGGCTGGCGTCGATCAGGACATCGACGATGCTGGACTCCGGGAGCCGTTCGGCGATGAGGCGATCCACCGTGGCAATGGCACTTGAGACCTCAGCGCGTTGCCCCTTCCGCAGTACCAGGCGCCCTTCCAAGATGTCCGCATGCACATTCTCGGGGAAGCGCTCGTCAACTTCGTCGGCCAAGTCGGTCAGTTGTGCGCGCAACCCAGCCACGTACGACGCGGCGTCGGTGGGTAGACCTGACACCTGACCATAGGCTTCCAGTTCCTGGGCCAAGGTGGCTTCATCGACCAGCTGCTCGCGGTAGTCATCAAAGCGTTCGCTGCTGGGAATGAAGAGATCTCCGGACTTCAGCTCGTCTTTGACCTGCACCAGCACGGCCAGCTCGAAGTACTTACGGTGCATCCAGCCGGCGCCGGCAGCGCTGGCACGCTTGCCAAACACATGCTGACGCCAGAGCTTGGACATCCAATCGAAGTCCTTTTCCGGGTCCAGGCCGAGGGATGCGACCTCGATCAGCTCACGGCGTTGGTTGCGCAGCGACAGCACCGCTGCGATCAACGGCTCCATGCCGGCATCGTGGCTGGTTGACCGCAGATTCATCAGCTCCAGCCCATTGAACAGCAGCGGCCTGACCGTGCCGTAGGGTTGCAGCATGAAAGGCAGATAGTTCTTCCCTGCGTATGCCATATGTTCTTCGCATTCGGCCAGCAAGGTCGACACTTCCGCTTCTAGACTGTTGTCGATGGCATCCACGCGCTGACTATCGCTGCCGTCGAGCTGATAGGCCTGCAGGATTTCCTTGAGCTGGCCGATCAGGAAGTCGGCCCGCTTGGCATGTTCGAGCTGGTAGGCCAGCAGTTTTTGCTGGGCCGTGTTTTCAAGCCCGCGCACCTGCTTGATGAATAGCTCGGCTGCGTCATCCAGCGTCTTGGCATGCTGGGCGCGAATGAAGATGGTGGCCAGCGCATAGCGCTTGTCCGGAGCCAATTCGGCCAGCTCGCTGGCGTCATAGGCCCGGGCCATTGCACGGAATTGCTTAAGCTTAGGGACCGGCACATCGATCGGGGGCAGCTGCTCAGCCAACTGCTGCAGCATGCGGATGTGCTGCAGATAGAACCGGACTTCCTTGTTGGTGGGCCGACCAGGCTCGCGCTTGAGCGATTGCCAGCCGGTGAACCTGGAGTTTTCCGGTGCGCGCAGCAAGTCGTCAATGAGCGTGCGCGTGGTAGGCGTCAGCGCGTGGCTGATGCTACGGTAGTAGCCCAGATTGACCCGCTCACGCGCGCCGATGGCGGCCAGTTCCAGGGTGCGGAAACCGGGCAGTTCGTAGCGATGGTGCACCAGCTCTTCGAGCAGGACGTTCACGATGTCCGGGATGGTGTGCTTGGTCTGGGCTGCTCCGGTGGCCACCGTGTCCAGCCAGGCCAAGCCTGATTTATCCAGGGGACGTACACCGATGAACTGCCGAAGCTGCGGGATATGCCGGCGCTGGCTACCGGAAGCGTCGTAACGTTCGAGCTGGTCGGTGTCCAATACGCGCCCGAGTCGGGCGGCCTTGGCGATGTGCTTCCGGATCCGCTCGGGTACGTCGGCCAACACCGTGAAGTAACCGAGGCGCTGGAAGAGCTTGAGATGAATCAGTACCGCCAGCTGCGGTCCCGGCTGGGTGGTCAGCTGCTTGGCGAATGCAATCTCAGCGGCGGTGGGGGTATAGATCTCCTCCAGTTCCTTGGCGGTGGGATCAGGCTTCAGTCGCGGGTAGGCGGTCTCGTGAAGGGTAGCCATTGGATCCGGAGGTTATGAGGGGATCAATCCCAGTGCCGGCCGTCGTCTGTATTGAGAGACGCTTCCAGGAAACACTGGTGCGTATCGGCCATGCGGTGCATGTCATCGAGCAACGTGGCCAGGATTTCATCCAGATCCCGATCGGGATCGGTGGGAACCGTCAACCGGTACTCGCTGCTGGCGGTGTTCAGCCGCACCGCTTGGAACGAGGCCAAGCAGATCTCTTCGATCCGGCCCCGGGCCTTAGCCGCGCCGCGACCCGCGCGGGCAAATGGGGTCAGTACCATGCGCAGGCGCAGCTGCAGTGCAGATTTGCCCTCGGGCGCCGGCAGCGCCATCGCCGGTACCGGCACGGTTGGACTTGGCAGGCTTGCTTCAATGCGGTCCCGTGCGAACGGGTCATGCCCGTCCAGGTAGCGCATGGCCGACTGCACATCGCGCCAGCCCACGTACTCCATCAGCGCCTTCATGTCCCAGCCCTGCTCGTTGGCCCAGCTGGCAAAGCCGCGGCGCAGGGAATGACTGCTGTGGAGCCCCGCATCGGCAAAGCCGGCACTGGTCAGCAACTCGCGCAGCAGGCGCACCAAGCTGTTGGGATGCAGGCCTTCGGCGCTCACCTGGCCCCATTGGCTGACCGCCCGAAATACCGGCCCTTCTTGCAGGTCGGCCGCCTGCAGCCACACCTGGGTCGCCTCCACCGGGCACAATCGCGACAACGCCGGCACCTTGTAGGTAACGCCGGCGGCCTGGCGATCGCCCTTGCTGCGCGGCAAGAAACAGGTCATCCCCTGTCCCGGCACCAGCGTGAGATGGGCCACGTCCAGGCGCAGCAGTTCATCGCCACGAAAGCCACGCCAGAATCCGAGCAGCACCAGCGCTCGGTCCCGTTGGTGGCGCAGCGCTGCCGCTCCGTCGCCCCGCGCGCGTGCCGCCGCGATCGCTGCGGCTAACCAGTCATCGAGCTCGACCAGCCGCCGAATCTGGAGCGGCGCGGCTTGCTTGACCTGGCCCGGGTGCAGGGTCTTGATGCCTTTGAGTACCTTGCGCACCAGCGGCGACCGGGTCGGGTCGACAAAGCCGTGGTCGCGGTGCCAGGAGGCAATGGCGGCCAGCCTGTGGCGAAGGGTGCTGGTGGCCAGGGTCTGCGCATACGCGGCCAGGTACCGGGCCACGCTGTCCGGTGTCGCTGGGAGGTGGCCTTGCCACTCGACTTCAAAGTGCCGCAGCGCCGACGCATAGCTGCGCACCGTGTTCTGGCGCGTGGCCGCATCGAGGTAGCGGTCCAGTTCGGTCAC